TTCGACAGTGGATACAAATATATGTACGACAGATATAATGACACATACAGATTTGTGCCATTAAACGGTGACATTGCAGGTCTATCAGCGAGAACTGACTTAATCGCAGACGCATGGTACTCACCAGCTGGTTTAAACCGAGGTGTTATTAGAGGTGCAGTTAAACTTGCATACAACCCTAATAAGACACAAAGAGATGACTTGTACAGAGCAAGAGTTAATCCTGTTGCTACTTTCCCAGGTCAAGGAACTGTGTTATTCGGTGACAAAACTGGTCTATCAGCACCATCAGCGTTTGATAGAATAAATGTTAGAAGACTTTTCATCACTTTAGAGAAGGCGATTGCAACAGCTTCTAAATTCCAATTGTTTGAATTCAATGATGAATTTACAAGAGCGAACTTTAGAAACATTGTAGAGCCATTCCTTAGAGAGGTACAAGGTCGAAGAGGTATCACAGACTTCTTAGTAGTGTGTGATGAAACAAACAACACAGGCGAAGTAATTGACCGTAATGAGTTTGTAGCAGAAATCTTTGTGAAACCTGCTAGAAGCATTAACTTCATTACACTTCAATTTATCGCAACTAGAACTGGCGTCAGCTTTGACGAAGTAGCTGGTGGTTAATAAAGGAGAATAAAACATGCCAAACATTAACGACTTTAAAGCTAAACTTGCAGGCGGCGGCGCTAGAGCCAATCAGTTTAAGGTAACTATGCCTTTTCCTGGTTACGCACAAGTTGGCGGAGAAATTGAAGACTTAGCGTTCTTATGTAGAGCAACATCATTACCAGGTATGACTGTACCTAGTTTTAATGTACCTTTTAGAGGTCGTTCTATTAAGATTGCTGGTGATAGAACAATCGAAGATTGGTCAATTACTGTACTAAACGATACAGATTTCAAACTAAGAAATGCGTTTGAAAGATGGTCGAATGGTATTAACAACATGACTGATAACGAAGGATTAACAAATCCTGCTGATTATCAAGTTGATGCGTTTGTTGACCAGTTAGATAGGAACGGTGCAACTATTAAGTCATACACTTTAAGAGGTGTATTTCCTACTACAATTGCTCCGATTGAATTGACATATGACGAAGCAACAGCGATTGAAGAATTTGCTGTTACTTTTGCATACCAATACTTTGAAACAAATACTACTACCTAAAAAGTAGATAAATAGTATTACATTAAAGTAATAAAAAGGAAACAATATTATGGCTGAATTATTTGGATTTTCTATCAAACGAGTAAAAGATACTCAGGATCCAAAGCAAAGCTTCACAGCACCACAGGCGGATGATGGTACACAAACCATCGCCGCCGGTGGTTATTTTGGGCAATACCTTGATATGGAAGGTAATGCCAAAACCGAAGCAGACTTAATCCGAAGATATAGAGAAATCGCATTACATCCAGAATGTGATATGGCAATCGAAGACATTATTAACGAAGCCGTTGTTAGTAATGAACTTAAAGATTCCGTAAAACTAAATCTGGAAAATTTACCTTATGGTAAAGATGTAAGAAGAAAAATCGAAGACGAATTTAAAGAAGTATTGAGATTAATGAATTTCAATACCAGAGGGCACGACATTTTTAGAAGATGGTATGTTGATGGCCGAGTTTACTATCATAAGATTATTGATAGAAATTCACCAGTAAAAGGTATCACAGAACTTAGATACATTGACCCTCGTAAAATCAAAAAGATTAGAGAATTAAGAAAAAGAAGACCAGACGGAGTGGCAGTACCAGTTGGTGCTGGTATGGCTGATGAGTTTGAAGAATACTTTTTATTTAATGAAAAAGGTGTTACTAACTCAACTACTGCTGGTATTAAGATTGCCGTTGACGCAATTGCATTTACACCATCTGGTTTAATTGACCAGAATAAAAATATGGTGTTGTCTTATTTACATAAGGCAATTAAACCTGTCAATCAGTTAAGAATGATTGAAGACGCAACTGTTATTTACAGAATTGCAAGGGCACCAGAAAGAAGAATTTTTAAGATTGATGTAGGTAATTTACCTAAAGTTAAGGCTGAACAATATCTTAGAGATGTTATGGCCAAGTATCGTAACAAATTAGTTTATGATGCAAACACTGGTGAAATTAGAGATGACAGAAACTATATGTCTATGCTTGAGGACTTTTGGTTACCAAGTAGAGAAGGTGGTAGAGGTACTGACATTACTACATTACCAGGCGGTCAAAACTTAGGTGAGATTGCAGACATTGAATACTTTAGAGCAAAACTTTATCGTTCTCTAAATGTACCAGTAAGTAGATTAGAAGGTTCACAAGGTTTCAATCTTGGCCGTTCTACTGAAATTACAAGAGATGAATTAAAGTTTACTAAATTTGTTCAAAGATTAAGAAAGAAATTTACTGAGTTATTTAATGACATTTTAAGAACTCAATTAGTCTTAAAGAAAGTTATCTCAGATGACGATTGGCATATTGTTAGAGATAGTATGATGTATGATTTCTTACAAGACGGACATTTTGCTGAACTAAAAGAAAGTGAAATGTTACTTGAAAGAATACGAATTGCGGACTCAATGAGAGATTATGTTGGTAAATATTATTCAGTAGAGTACATTAGAAAGAATGTGTTGAAACAATCTCAAAGAGATATTGAAGAGATTGACGCACAGATTAAACAAGAAGTTGAAGATGGCATTATTGCTGGACCGGAAGAAGATACCGGTTCTTTGACTTAATTAGGAGAAAACAATGAGTGAACATGTTAAAAAATTTGTAGATGATTTGGCAGCTGGTCAAAATGCGGATGCAGGCGAAGCGTTTAAAGATGCGTTAAGAGATAAAGTAGCAACATCTTTAGACCAAGCAAGAGTAGATATTGCAAAAAATATATTTAATGGAACTGAAGCAGAACATATCAGCGACCCTAAACCAGAATACGCAGGTCCAAATGATAGAACAGACGCTATCTTTGATGACCAAGGACAACAAATTGAGTTTGAGCCAAATAACAATCCACAGCCAGAAGCTGAGGCACCGGCAAATGAAACTCAGTAACTTAATGTCAGCACCAATTGACACTAAGACTTTTAATGAATTGCCACCTTTACATAAAGAGGTGGTCACTGACTTCTTTAAAGTATTAGATAAAGAAGAAGGTAATGTAATAGATAAACTTGAAACGGCAGTTGATAAGACTGCTAGTTTTCATAATGTTAATACAGATGTGTTGTACAACTATATTGATAAAGAAGTTGACGCACAATTAGGAGTATAAACAAATGGCATGGGTAACTGTTCCAGGTTCAAACGGAGTTTGGGAGTATGATAACGCTGCTACTATCAGCGACACATATCCGGATTCAGCTGATGGTGCAAACTCAACTATCTCTGGTGGTATAAGAACATTTACAAAACCAGATGTTGGTGGTACAGTGCAAGTTTATATTAAAACTAGAAAAGTAGGTGAAACTACTTTGCGTGGTGAGTTATCAAAAACTTTTTATGACAGCACTTCAGGACATATAGGATAATAAAATGGCAGATACAGTAAGTACACAGACAATTGTAGATACAACTGGTGTTAAGTATGTAACTAAATTAACTAATTTTTCAGACGGCACAGGCGAGAGTTTAGTTACCAAAGTTGATGCATCAGCTACAACATTTATGACCGAAGACGGTACTAAGAAGATTAGTAAAGTATGGTATTCTGTCAATACAACTAACAACAAATCAGCGGTTGAGTTATTGTGGGGTGGAACTACTAACGCAACTGCTCTAATATTATCTGGTAATGGTTATTGGGACTTTAGAGATGCAGGCAATGAACTGCCAAATAATGCGACCAGCCCTACCGGAGATGTACTACTTTCAACCAGAAACTTTGCAAATGGTGACAACTACACAATTATTGTAGAGTTTAGGTAAAAAGTTGTATAAATATTAGATACAAAGCAAAGAGAGAGTAATATGAAGTTAATTTCGGAAGAAGTATTAGACGCACAATATATCGTTGAAGAAAACGAAGGTAAGAAAGAATACAAAATTAGAGGTATTTTTCTACAGTCTGATATTAAAAACAGAAATGGTCGTATCTACGAAAACGCTGTACTATCAAAAGAGGTAGACAGATACAATAGAGAATTTATCCAAAAAGGCAGAGCATTTGGTGAGTTAGGTCATCCTGACGGACCGACTGTCAACTTGGAAAGAGTTTCGCACATGATTAAAGCACTTACTCCAGAGGGTAAGAACTTTATCGGTGAAGCGAAAATCATGGACACTCCATACGGTAAGATTGTAAAAAACCTTATTGATGAGGGGGCAACACTTGGTGTTTCTTCTCGTGGTATGGGTTCCTTGGTGCAAAAAGGTGGTGCTAACTATGTTGGAAAAGACTTCTACTTAGCTACTGCTGCCGACATTGTTGCAGACCCTAGCGCTCCAGACGCTTTCGTTGAAGGTATTATGGAAAGCAAAGAATGGGTATGGAATAATGGTATATTAGTTGAAAAGGATATTGAAGCTTGGAAGAAAGAAATCCAGTCTGCTAAAGCCAGAGCTTTAGATGAAGCAAAGGTAAAAGTGTTCTCGGACTTTCTTAGAAAACTTTAAAGTTATAAATATCAATAAGAAAGAAAAATTAATTAATTTTTTTAAAATATAAAAAGGGAGATTTCTCAATGGCCGATACAGAAGCTAAAAATTTAGAGGCGTTA